GGATTAATAAAAGTGTCCGTCCTGTCCGAGTGTCCTTTAGGACACGGACAGGTGGACAGAAATCTCGGACAAGACATTGGATGGAAGAAATATTAGAGTTTATAAAATCAGTTGAAGAAGTTTTCACAGTACAAGCAAAAGCAATTAAGATTAATGACGAGGTGGTTTTACATGAAGGTAAATTTCAACAAGAACGTGAAGGATTGGAGTTATGAAGAAAGATTACGCAATGCCGTGGTATTTGCTACCGTTTGTGCTGGTGGTTTATTTTTTTATATTGCTAGTTGGCATTGTTAAGCTGGTGTTTAAAAGATGATAGCAATTTTGTATGGATTATATTTAATAATGAGAAGAAATGATGGATGATACTGAATATTTCTATTATATGGCGGACAAGATTAACAGGATGCATGTAGAAAAAGAATTAAATGAATTTCTTGAGTTAGTTAAAACAATGGTTAGAATTAAAGCATTTGTTACTGTTATGCGTTTATAAAAATGTTATAATAAAACTGTGGCTAGTCAATCGAAGATGAACACCCTTAAGCAAGGTTGCCACATAACTTTTCGCTTAATAATTCTATGCTTAAGGAATTTTCAAATGACAGAACTTACACAACAAAGACTTAAAGAACTTTTATCTTATGACCATGAAACTGGTTTGTTTACTTGGCTGGTAAGTAAAGGATGCGTTAAAGCTAATTCGGTTTCAGGAACTAAACGCAAAGATGGATATATTCAAATTAGAACTAATAAGAAATTATATCTATCACACCGTCTTGCATGGTTATACGTATACGGAGAATTACCTGAAAATGATTTAGATCATATTAATGAAGTTAAAGACGACAATCGTATAGTTAATTTAAGATTAGCTACAGATCAAGAAAATATGCAAAATGTTTCAAGTCCAAGAATTGATAACACATCAGGGTTAAGGGGTGTTCATTGGTATAAACGAGTTAAAAAATGGCAATCACAAATAATGGTAAATAAAAAACGAATACACTTAGGACTTTTCAACACTGCAAAAGAGGCTTATGAAGCTTATTTAAAAGCTAAAAGAGAGAGTCATCTATTTTGGGTAGAAAACAAAAAAATATGAAAAATACATACAATCATTATTTTAAAAATACAGTTCATTTAAATGCTGTTGATGTTTACCGTGTACTTTCATTGTACGGTGTTACTGATCCATGTCTGCAACATGCAATTAAAAAGTTGTTGTGCGCTGGTGATAGAGGAGCAAAGGACATTGAACAAGATGTGCAAGAAGCTATTGATACTTTAGGGCGTTGGCAGGATATGATGGAAGAGGATGAGCTAAAATGAGATTTCCACCAATTAACTTATTCAGTGCGCCAAAACAAATTGCTATATGTAAACATACAAATTGGATGATGTTGTATAGCTTGAAACAAAAGTGGTGTTATGGTAAAAACTGTAATGAGAAAAGGTATATTGAAAACGATATGCCAGTACATACAAGGTAATAATTAATGGCATTAAAAACAAGCAACAAGAATAGAAAGAAGATTATAAGGTTTAAGGCAGATGAAGATAGCTACAAAACCAAAGATTAAATGGGTTGGCAATTACTGGAAATGTTATAGTGCAGATAGAGTTGCTTATGGTGAGTCACCAAAGGTGGCGTTTATTAATTGGAAATCGCAGTATTTTTAAAATTATTTTATGATAATTAACAATAAAAAAGTAACAGAATTAATACCTTACGTTAATAATGCTCGAACGCATAGTGATGAGCAGGTTATACAAATAGCTGCAAGCATTAAAGAGTTTGGATTTACTAATCCAGTATTGATTGATGGCGAGAATGGAATAATTGCAGGACATGGAAGGTTAATGGCAGCTAAGAAATTAGGACTGGAAGAAGTGCCAACGATTGAATTAAGCCATTTATCAGAAGCACAGCGTAAAGCCTACATATTGGCTGACAATAAGCTGGCGTTAAATTCAGGCTGGGATAATGACTTGTTGGCTATTGAGTTTGCAGAACTTAAGTTATTGGATTTTAATTTAGATTTAACTGGGTTTAGTTCAGAAGAAATAGGTGCTTTAACTCCTGAAGAAATACCACCAGGATTGACAGACGAAGATAGTGTTCCAGAATTACCAGAAGAACCTGTTACTAAACTTGGTGATGTTTGGTTATGTGGTAATCACCGTGTTATGTGCGGTGATAGCACCAGCATTGATGCGGTTGATATGTTGATGCCAGAAACTGCAAATATGATATTTACAGATCCTCCATATTTAATGGATTTTACAGGTGGAATACATGCTGATGGATCAAAATCTTTTAATGCAAAACATGGAGCAATTAAAAATGACAAGATGTCAGAAGAAGATGGAAATAATTTTTTAGATTCTATAAATGCAATTATAAAATTAAAAGTAGATGGTGCTTTTTATATAACATTCTATAGATTAGGAATTGATAAATATTATGCATCTATGTCTAGAACTGGATTGCAATGTCGATCTTTAGTTATTTGGGACAAAGGAAATCATACTTTAAGTAATAGTGATTACATGAGTATGTATGAACCTATGTTTTATGGATGGGTTAATAAGCATAAATTTTATGGTGGTAAAAATGGAATGGATATATGGAGAATAAAACGTACATCTAAAAATGATTTACATCCAACAATGAAGCCTGTTGAATTAGTTGAAAAAGCTATTGAAGATGGTAGTCAAATCAATTCTATTGTGCTGGATTTGTTTGGTGGAAGCGGAACAACAGTAATTGCTTGTGAAAAAAATAATCGTAAAGCTCGACTTATGGAACTAGACCCAAAATATTGCGATGTCATAGTAAAACGTTGGCAAGACTTTACAGGTAAAGAAGCAACATTAGAATCAACTGGAGAAACTTTCGGAGTTATAAATGGCTCAAGGTAAAGAACATCAACCAACTGATGAATTACGCAAGTTAGCAAGAACGCTATCTGCTGTTGGAATTACGCATGAAGACATAGCAAGCAAGATAGAAATTAGCTCTGATACTCTTGTTAAGTATTACAAAAAAGAATTAGATGATGGGCGCATTGATGCAAATGCTACTATCGGAAAAGGATTGTTTGAACAAGCAAAAAATGGAAATACTGCTGCTGCTATGTTTTGGTTAAAAACTAGAGCTGGTTGGAAGGAAACTCAAAAACTTGAAATGACTGGAGAAGATGGAAGTCCAATAGTCCACAGGATAGAGGTTTCGTTTGGCGACGATTAAGGCTAAGTTTCCTCCTAACCTAAAAGACCTTTTCAAGCCAAAAAGATATAAAGTCATTTATGGCGGAAGAGGATCAGGAAAGTCTTGGAGTTGTGCAAGAGCATTAATTATTAAGGCAGTTAATGAACCAATAAGGGTTCTATGCGCTCGTGAAACGCAAAAGTCTATTCAAGAATCAGTGCATAAACTGTTGAAAGATCAGATTGATATACTTGGCTTACAACATATGTTTACTGTCCTTGAAACAAAGATAGTTGGTATCAATGGTTCTGAGTTTAGCTTTGCAGGTATTCGTCAACAAGGCATTACAAACTTAAAGTCTTTTGAAGGAGTGGACATATGTTGGGTTGAAGAAGCTCAGGTCTGTACTAAGAAATCATGGGATGTTCTTATTCCTACGATTAGAAAGCCTAATAGTGAAATATGGATTACCTTCAATCCAGAGTTAGATACTGATGAAACGTATAAAAGATTTGTATTGACAGATAATGAAGAAGCTGTTGTTATAAAATGCAACTATTCAGATAATCCCTGGTTTCCTGATGAACTTGAGAAGGAACGGTTAAACTGGTTAAAACGTGATCCTGAAGGATACAAGACAGTTTGGGACGGAGAATGTAGACCTGCTGTTGAAGGTGCTATCTATGTTAATGAGATAACTAAACTTCATCTGGAACGTAGACTTGGTAATGCTCCATACGATCCACTATTGAAGGTTCATACAGTTTGGGACTTAGGATGGAACGATTCAATGTCAATCATGATGGTGCAACGTTCAGGTTCTGGTGAAGTTAGGATTATCGACTATATTGAAGATTCACATCGTACTTTAGATAGTTATATTGATGAATTAAGATCAAAGGGTTACAATTACGGCACAGATTATATTCCTCATGATGGCAGAAGCAGAGATTTTAAGTCTGGAAAGTCTACTGAAGAAATATTAATGGCGTTAGGTCGTACTGTTAATGTGCTAGGTCGTGAAGATATAGAAGAAGGAATTAAGATGGCAAGGATGATGTTTGGTAGAGTTTGGATTGACAATAAAGCGTCTGAACTACTTAACCAGATTAAACGCTATAGACGCACGCAAAATCAAAGTACAGGCACATTCGGTGCGCCTTTACATGATGACAGCTCTCATGGTGCAGATTGCTTTAGGTATCTTGCTATGGCAGAACAAAATATGACTAATGACTCTTGGAGTTCAGGAGCATTGGATTATTCATATATACAAAGCGGTATAATTTAACAACAGAGGATTAAAAATGGCTAAGTCTAAATCAAAAAAAGCTCCATCTCCAATGATGCCTGGTAAGAAAAAAGGCTGCTAATAATGGCTAAAATGACTGATTCAGAGATATTGGCAATTATCCAGAATGAAATGGCTAATGCTGATATCAGCACAACTTCATCTCCTTCACTGCAAGAACCGCTCAGATATTATCTTGGGCTTCCGTTAGGCAATGAGCAGGAAGGACGTTCTTCATTGGTATCAACAGACGTTGCTGATGCTATCGAATGGATAATGCCTCAGATCATGAAGTCATTTACTCAGAATAATGAGGTGGTGGTTTTTGATGCTGTTAATGAGGCTGATGAATTACAGGCTCAAATTGAATCAGAATATGTATATGATGTATTGATGAAGCAAAATGATGGGTTTACTTTAATCCATCAGTTTGTGAAAGATGCACTTATGCAACGCAATGGAATGTTGAAAGTTTATTATGAAGATGATGAAAAGATAACAACCTACAATTACTCAGGCTTAACAGAAGATCAGTTAGCTGTTGCCTTGATGGATGAAGATACTGAAATATTAGAATTAACTGAAGATGAAAGTCAATCAGAAAATCCATTAGAACAAGAACCTATTACTTATAGTGCAAAGATTAAGGTAACAGAGAAGTGTGGAAAGATTTGTATTGATCCTGTCGCTCCAGAAGAATTTAGGGTTAATACACAGCACAACAGTATTAGCTTAGTTAATGCTAGATTTACATGTCATATAGTTAATAAAACTATATCTGATTTGCGAGAAGAGGGCTACAAGGACGAAGATATTGAAAACTTAGTTAGCTCTGATCTACTTAGGTCTGCATATAGATTTAATTACCAGAATGAACCAACACAAGTTCCATCGGTATTAAGTTCAGATGATGCTAACAGATTAGTAGAAGTTACTGAGTGTTACTTGAAACTGGATGTTAATGGTGATGGTATAGCTGAGTTAATGAAGATTACAGTGGCTGGTGTTGAAACTCCAACTGTTATCTTAAACAAAGAAGAAATAGACAGCGTCCCCTGGATATCAACTACCGCTATCTTAATGTCGCATAAGTTTCAAGGTCTATCTATATTTGACCGTTTGAAGTCTATCCAAGATAACAAGACTGCAATTATCCGCAACATTATGGATAACATGTACCTGCAAAACAATCAACGCAATGTTGTTCTTGAAGGTCAGGTTAATCTTGATGATCTTTTGGTGTCAAGACCTGGTGGGTTAATTCGTGTAAAACGAACAGATGCAATCATGCCATTGCAAACACCTGCTATTGGTGATGCTGCTTTCACAATGATGCAATATCTTGATGAAGTAAAAGCTGGACGGACAGGTGTGTCTGGTGATGGTACTGCTTCGCCTGAAAACATTGGTAACGCAGTTGGCTCACAAGGTGTTGAGCGTATGATGAACGCCAAAGAAGAATTAGTTGGCTTAATCATTCGTGTTATCTGTGAAACTGGCATCAAACCTTTATGCAACAAAATTCGTGATCTTGTAACCATGCATGTTGATACGGTACAAGACTTTAAGTTTCGTGGGCAATGGGTAAAGGTTAATCCAGCAGAGTGGGAAGAACGCACAAAGAGTTCTGTTCGTGTTGGAACTGGAACTGGTGATACTAGAGCTAAACTTGCAGCCATACAACAAGTTCAGATGTTGCAAGAAAAGGTTATGGCAATACCAGGTCAAGTATTAACTAATCCTACCAAAATATACGCAACTATAGATGACTTCTGTAAGTTCTCAGGATTAGATTCAGCTAACAAGTATTTTGTTGATCCGTCAAGCCAAGAAGGTCAACAAGCAGCGCAACAAGCGCAACAAACACAACAGCAACAACAGCAGGAAGCGCAACAGGCACAACTTGAGCAAATGCGTATGCAAGCTGAATTGGCTAAATCAGCAACGACTACAGCAGAAGCGCAGATGCAGAATGTTGCTATCAAAGGTCAGGTTGAGTTAGGTAAGCATCAACGTGAAATGGAAAAACAATCATTCCAGATTCAGTTGGAACAGTTAAAGGCTGAATTAGACAAAGCTAAAGCAGTTCAGATAGCTGAAAAAGATTTAGAGGATATAAAGTTCAAGTATGACCAGTTGTATGCTCAAACAGCACTTAAATTAACAGAGTTGGAATCATCATCAAATACATCTCAAGATGTTAATTATGAGCAGAACAGGAACAATATGTATGACAGTTGAAGATGAAATAGAGTTAGGGAATAAGGCAAGCAGGGCTT